GCCTTGGATACACAAAGTATGCTAGAGCACAAAATACTGTTGCTCTGGTTAACTGTGATTCTGTTAGTAAGGATGAGTTCATTTCACTGTTAAGTCCAATAACAGTGATGTCGTATTTGCCAATCTGTTGTGTTGGCCACCAATGTATTCTAAGATATCTTTCAACATCTGCCTGTGCTTTGGTCAAGGCATCGTCGAAATCATATATACCATAATCTTGTATGGTAGGTTCGTATTCAAGTATGTCATCAATAGTAGCAAAAGCCATTATAGCCTCCTATGTGTCCTACAATAGGGTAGAAATATGCAAGTCCTTCTTGCTCATTATATTTAGTCAAAACAAAAAAAGGGGCCTATCAAAGACCCCTTTTCTGCTTCTAAACTGTCCAGTTCAACGGATTAGTTAGAAGTTACTGCGTCAGTGTATACTGCGATACCGTGTGCATCTTGTAGTTCGCCAACTGCATATGTCATTGAACCAACAATCTCTGTTGCACGAAGTGAAGCATCTCTTTGTGTTTCAAGAGTGATGTCTTTCTTCAAGCAGTATGCGATTGCATCTGAATGCATAATAGCACCAACAAAGTTGCCAGTTGAATCGCCAGTTACTACTGCTGATTCATAAAGATCAACACCAGCAATACGACCAACGAAGCCTTCTGCTAGAGCCGCATTACCCACATCACTTAGTGATGGAACAGTTGCAGAACCTGCGTTTGCAAGTTGCTTCTTCAAGTTATACATTTGGTTTGGATGGAATACACCCACATATGGACCCATTACTGAGTTTGCACGAAGTGCAGCCACTGCTTTAAAGATCAAGTCAGCAGTTAGTTCTTCACCAGAACCACCAACAGTGTTTGAGAAGCCACTGAATAGAGCAGCAATATCTTCGTCAACTTTCTTAGCCATAGTTTCGCCAAGAATACGACCAATGCTTGCCGCAGTGTCGTCATCTGCTGAATCACGAGCAGTATCAGTTAGTGTAACCAATGCTGCCACTTCATCTGCGTCAAAAGTTTTTTCAGTTGCAGTGATTGCATTGTTGGTTGCATCTGTGCCTTCACCACTTACTAGTGCTGAAGTTGCTAAAGATGGGTAGATACCCACTTTTGCTTGCTTACCTGGCTGACCAGTTAAGTTAAAGTTGCGAACGAGAGGACGCATAAATCCTCTTTCTTGCATTGTGAAAAGTGCAGCCTGTTGGACATCACTAAACAATGCACCTAGTGTTGTTGCGGTAGTTTCATTAGCCATCGTTATATTCTCCTATTTTAGATTCTAATACCTTTGGATTTCATCAAATCCTTATAGATCTTACGATCCTCTGGATCATTCATATTTAAGGACGAAACATCGATCTTACCAGGAGTTTTACCACTAGACTGTGCTATATTGCTTTTGGTTCCACTTCCACTTGGACCAGCAGCAATAAAGTGCGGATTAGTTTGTAGAAACTCTTCTACCAAATCATCAACACCCATACTCACACCCTTATCAGTGTATCTAACATTACCATCTGCGTCAATGATCTCAACATCACCACTATCACCTAGTTTAATGTTGTTCTTGAGTAGTGAAACCACTTGTTGTGGATTAACTGCTCTTTTTGAACTTGCCGCATTTAATAATGCTCCATCAACCTTAATAGAGTGCAGTTCATTTTGCAGTTGTTGAATAGCAGTGTCTTTCTTAGCCACAGTCTCTTGGAGCACTTTTTCAAACTCTCCACGAGCCTTTTGCTGTTCTAGCCTTTGCTCTTCTTCTGCACTGATTAACTCACGGTATTTTTGGACATCTACGCCCTCAAACTGTTTGTTAATCTTTTTGCGTTCTCTATCAAGTCTTTCTTTGACTATTCTGTCAACTTCTTCCTGGCTAAATGCCTTCGTTTCTTCCTGGCTTTCTGCTGCGAAATCCTGATTAGTATCAGCAGTAGGCTGTCCAGTTGCCTCTTCTGTTGCTTGAACTTCTTCGTTCATATTGCCTCCTAGTTATGGTTAGAAG